ACCTTGATATCCGGCAGGGCTTCTAAAGCCTCCCCAGTTGGTTTTGTTTCTTCTACTGGCGTGGTAGCAGGGCTGTCTCCTTCAGCCTCTTTCTTTAACGCCTTTTCTTTAGGTCGAGCCATTGCTCTTCCCCTTTCTTACGCACCGGTATGGTTATGCGAGAACCCAAGCGTAAAGCGCTTGTTGTTGGGTAGGGTAGAAAGGAGGTGCTTCCTTGTCAAGATCCCTACCCAAAAACAAATTCTTTACGCCATCCCTATCTCGCTTCTTTTTTTAAGTATCGGTCTACCTTTTTTATCCAGTCCCACCAGCATTTTTTCAATGCCGATCCAAGTCGCGTGCTCAATTTCACAACTTTTGCAAACAAGGTATGGGCCTTTTTGCCGCCAGTCGTGATTGCCCTCTGGAACAAACCTAAAATCCGGCTTGTTAAAGTCAAGGACTTCCGTTTCTTGCTCATTTTCCTTCTGTGGCTTGTTCACAAACCTCCCTTGCGTCATTAACTTTATCAACGATCTTCTTAATGACGCCTTTGGCAAGGTTTATAACAACCGTATTCCTGCCAATTTCTGCAAAACTTGCGCCTTGCGAAATGGCAACCTCATTTACATTGTCTAAATCGGAAACGATATTGTCAATGAACTCACTTAAAACCTGCCAGCCTGAACTATTGGCTAATGCTCCCAATGTCCTTTCTTCGACTGTAACTCCTTTTTTCTCCGCTTCCTTGTCCTTTACCAGGGTCGGAAGGTTGAAAAAGAGCTTTTCTGGCTTAATTGCTTTTTTAACCGCCATAACCTGCCCCTGCCATTGGTGGGCCAGCTTGTTCTGGCGGGACTTGGTTTAAATTCTGTTGTGCTTGCGTTTGGGCAACGACCTGCATAAACTCTTGGGCGTGTTGTTTTAGGATTGCTTCTCCCTGTTCCTCGTCTGTCATCTCCTCTAAAATCTTATCCCAGTCCTGAATGCCGGAATTAGAAACGATCCGCTTAAACAACTCTCCCATTTTCACCGTGTAGCCATCTTGTTCTAATCTTTCAATCAGCGTATTGCCGCCATCTGGCCGTTGAGAACTCATAAACAACTGCAAAAGCATTGCTAGGCTCTGTTGCTGGGTCTTTTGATCCACCGCAAAGGTTGAGCCGGAGACAATTTCATAGTCGTAAAGGATAGAACCTGTCTTTTTCTTAGCAATCGACAGCTTGCCGGTTCTCTCGTCATAATCTTCCTTAATCTCCGGATAGCTTCTTTCCAGTTGCTTTAAATCTTCCTCAAAAAGACGGACTGTAATTGCCTTAGACTGCTTCCTAGACATGAGGTTGACCATCTTCTTGACGACCTTGGAAACAAATTGTTCCATGTAGAAGCGGTCTGCATTATCTCTGGTGTTCTCCCTGATCTGCTGCATCTGAAGGGCTTGGGGAGTCTTGCCATAACCGGCTTCCGTTTGCTGGGTAACAGTGGTATCAGTAGTGCCAAACATATTAAGAAGGGCCGCTGAAGCGATCTGGTAGGTGTTGTTGAAGGTGGAAATGCCCTGGGGAGAAAGATTTAAGACTTGGGCCGCATTGTTTATTTGCCCTCTGACTAGCCATTTCTCAGCCGCCCCCCATTTGATAGAACTCATCGCCGCAATATTGTCTTTGTTAATCAATGCCGGAGGGAAGATAGACATTTTCACCGCGTCAAGATAAAGATTCCAAATGGAGTTGACGGTCATCTGCATTGTCTTGCCTCTCTCAAAGTCTCCCATGCCCATAAAGTCGTCTAATAAGGGAATGGAGTATTTACAGACCACCGGCAGTTCATCGTTCTCATGGGGGTTCTTGATTTCTCTAAATATCTCGTGGGCATCAACGCACAAGTCCACCCATCTGTCCTTCTCAAACATGGTAAAGACTTCAAAGTAGCCAGCTTCTTTTGCCGCTACCGCATCAGGGTATTGATCCTCTTCTCTTTTAGAAATGGCGTCAGACTCCCTGGCTTGCTTATCACCGCTTTTATCTTTTAGTTTATTGACAATGCTCCCGATATTCTTAAAGCCATTCTGTTTCTTTAACCCTTCAAAGAAAGATAAGGGCTTCCAGGTGCGGACAATGATATAGTCGCTATCCTCCGGAGAAACAGCCCCTACTTGGTGAAAAACATCGCGAATATTTAAAAGCCATAAGTCAGGCCCGACATAACCATCGCCGTCCCCGCCGCTTCTTATATCCCAGTCAACCATCGCAAAGAAGTTGCCATAGACATTGGAGTAGATATCAGCCATCCTTAACTTGGTTAAGAAGTCAAACTGGGAGTTGGCATTAGGCATCACATATTTCTCTAACAGAAGATTCATTAACTGAGAAGCGCCGATATCATTAACGGAAATTGGCTTTACCTTGCCGGTTGGCAGTTGAGCCATAACCCGATAGCCGCGTTCTAGTGTAAGAGTGGTCAGCTTAGGGTCAAAGACTTGGGACTTGGTAGTGGCTGAAGAAACAAAGTCATTCAACTGGTTGTGGAAAAGAGACTCTACATCATCCCAAAGGTCTCTTTTAGTGGCAAGGTGCTTGAAGGCCGCGTCTTGTCTGGTAAGGATTGTGTGTTCTAAATCCATAAAAAAAGCGGCCATCTGGCCGCCTTAAACGCTGTTAAATAACTGTTTCGGGCTATAAGAACATTATAACCTATTTGTCAAGTTTGTTTAAACTGATACCGCCTTCTCCGGCTTTTAATGATGTTTAAAGTATCAACCTGTGCCACGCCATCCTTCACAATCACATTAAAGGTAATCTGACCATAAGGCGTTTGTCTTACTTCATTGGCGATGATTAAGTGTAACGCCAAATTCTGTGAAAGTAACTTCTTTAAGTCTGAGGTATTTGGTTTTGGCATCGATATGCTCCATTAGGTTATAGTCGGTAATGTTACCGCTATTGATCCTGAGAATGAAAGTAAACAAACCATTCTGCTTGACCTGCAAGTCGCTTTCAATATCAAGATGGGCTTGACAGTTTTGATCCTTAATGGCTAGGTCGTATTGCATCAATAAAACCCATCCTCTCCAAACATCCTGGTATCATCAGGCAAGTCAACCGGACTCTCTGCCTTCTTATAAGAAACCGCAAAATACCGTAAGGCATCCATAGCGTGATCGTTGGCTTTCTCTGGTATGTCCGGCTCATTTAAGTCTTGGGCTTGCGACACGCTTTTCTCCTTCCACCGGTAAGTCTCAAACTCTCGGATTGTATTAACGCAAGTATTGAAAATAAATAGACTGGGTAGCCCCTCCGGTGGAGATTTAATAAGGCTGTTTGTTTTGCCCGGGATAATCCTAAGTTTCTCAATAATTTTCTCAATTCCAAATCTGACCCAACTTTGCTGGCTAGTGCTTGCTTCTTTGAGCGCCGGCGTGATATAGATGCCTCTTTCAGCAAACTCTGAGATCCATTGAGCGCCTGAAGGGTCTCCATAAGTAGCTTCAATTCTCCACTTGTTAGACTTTGAGTTGCAAACTCCAGCGTGAAAGTCAATCGTTTTCTTTGTTTCGTGATGTTCATCGAAAATGAACCAGTTCTCGTCATTATCGACAGCAATCCATAAAATAGCGGTAGGGTTTGTTGATCCAAAGTCAAATCCGCGATAGATTGTCCACCTTTCGGGAATGTCAAACGGCGAAATAACATTGACTTCTCTTTGGAACTCCTTGTAAACCAATCCCGTATATTTCCTAAAGTCTGCCAAATACTCTTGGGCGAAGGTGTCCTCGGTAAGTTCTTTCTTGGCATTGTCTATTTCCTCTTTCGGGATGAAGGGGTTGTCATAACTTTCAAATCGCCACGATTTGTAATCTGAGCCTTCATCTTTCTGTCCAAGCTCATAAAGTTCATAGAAATGATTGAACCCCTTTGGTGTAGATATAAAGATAGCCGGTGCTTGATAGTCGGTGAGAGTGGCACGCAATACTTCTGCCCACAGCCAAGCCCAGTTGCGTATCGCAGCAATTTCATCAATAACCAGACCACGCAGCTTAACGCCCCGCAAAGCATCCGGATTCTCAGCCCCTTTAAGTTCAATGATTGATCCGTTTTTAAGGATGATCGACAACTCAACTTCATTCTTTTTGGCAACCCACTTGATCGGTATTTCCCGTTGTAATTCACGCCAATGATTCTGCTTCCCCTGCCGGTAAGTAGGGGAAACAATCCAATATAGCCCCTTGTTCTCTAATGCCCATTTTAAGACGATTAGACGGCTTAGGACCGACTTGCCGGCTCTTCTGCCTGCACACACTATCCGAAAGCGATGGTGGTCTCTGGCGACTTCTATCTGCCATTTACTAAGCTTGACTTTCATCTTCAATAAAATCGAGTGTCATTTTGCCGCCGATGTTAAATTGTTGCAATACTGTCGGTTGTTCCCTCATCCCATGATTTACCTTTAACAAAAAGATTGCCATGGCCGCATTAACTTCCTTGCCGCCATACATCCCGTCATCCATCAACTGCTGCTTCTGTTTATCAACCAATTTTTTAATAGTCAAAGAAAACTTTGGATATTCTTTTGCCCACTGCCTAATAGTTTCGCTTGTTATATCAAGGTAATTTGCCAGTCCCTCTATGGTGGGCAGACTGGTCTGCTCCCGTCCGCACATCGACAAATACTTCTCAATTTTTTTAAAAACCGCCGGCCTATACTTTGTCGGTCTACCAGTCTTTACTTTATAATTATATTTTTTAATCGCTTTTGACATACTGTTTTCTTGTCTTCCTTGAAAAAATAATTACAGCAATCGCACACACAATTATAGCAATCCAAAGCGCTATTTGAGTAAGGGTCGTTCCCTTTAAAGGTTTTGCTGTCGGGCTTGCAGTTGGCATTAGACAACAATACTGATTATAGGGATTACAATACTCCCAATATTCCTTCATAAAATCACCTCACTTCGTCCAAATGATTTTTCCGTCATCATGCACCTCTTTGACTAACAATAAGTGAATGAAAGTGTCTAAGGGAATAACCACTAGGGGCTTATTGCCTCTCTGCTTGTTTGACTGCCGCCTAATGATTAGTCCAGCATTGTCTGATAAATCCCGATATATCCCCCCAAATCTGTTTTTACTACACTTTAATTCCAGAAAGCCAAAGCCGTCTAAAAGTAAATCCGGCTGGTTGGCCTGTCCTAGTCTATCACACTTAAAGCCAGCTTGTCTAAAAGCCTTCTTGATTGAATCTTCAAACACCCAACCTTTTCGCTTTTGTTTACTACTCACTTCAGCTCCTTTTTAACTCTCCCCCACTCATCCATCTCAAAATCACTTTTAATATCAGCCATGGCCTCATCTATTATTCCTCTTAGCTTCTTCCTCCTTTTATCGTTGACTAGATCAGAAACATCTTTTCCGTTAAAAATCAAGGTAGTCTTGCTCCCCCCAACCTCAACCACCTCGAATTCGCCCTTTTTTGCCTCAAGGTCTTTCAGTTCTTCGCCATGAAATTCGACTATCAGCTTCCAACTCTTGTTTTTGATTTTTCTAAATTTTTTCACTTAAATACCTCCTCCCTAGCTTTCTCACTTGGTTTCTTCATTTATCATCCTTTTCACTTTAACTCCTCATTCCCCATCTCCTTTGGTTTTGGATTTGATAAACAAATAAATATCAATCAGCCTTCTTTTAAGCCAACTATCTCGGCTATCATATTGATACTTTACCTCGTAAAGTTCGCCAACCTCACCTTGATATAACTCAGCTTTCTTACTTGGTTTTATGGGTTTCTTCTCTTTCATTCTCCCTCCTTTTCTTTTAATTGCTTTATGAGGCGGGCAATCGGGCTACGTTGCTCTCCCTGGGACTGCTACTCACCTTGCCAGGCTTTCGTCGTATTCCCACCGCCCCATAAAGAAATCAAAGTGCTACATCTTCCTTTTAATCAAATCCATGATGGTTAAAACTATGCCCACCATCAGGAGAAGCACAACCATCTTAGTAAATGGCGGTGCTTTGGACATGAAATTGTAAAACACTGAATCAGGCATTTCCCTCCCCATAAATCTCTTGATCGACTTTCTTAACCCATACCTTTTTCTCTTTATATTTCTCAAGCCATAAAATATATTGAGCAAACATGACTAAGGCCCTACCCCTCTCTCTGCATTTTCCCTTCGGAAAATTCTTTTCTAGCAATTCTTCTAATTTATCTCGTTCAGGGAAAGCGTAAACTGTCATTTTTCCTCTAATTCTAATAAGTCAAGAATAATATGTTTCAAACACCAAAATTTCCATGCAATCCATTCAATCGCATTCCTTCGGCATGACCTCTCATGCTCCATGCAAAATTCTCCATGGCAACATTCCCAGAAAGGGCAAAAAACATGTTTATTTTCTTTCTCCATTTTGCCTTTCATCTCTCATGCCTCCTCACAAAACTTAATAAACTCTTTTCTGTCAACCACCACTGCCTGGCGGCTTCCTCCCTCTTCCTTATTCGTTGAAACGATTATTAAACTCTGCTTCCCCCCTACGCTAGTTACTGCCACCGTCAATCCATTCCCATCCTTGCTCTTTAGGAAAAGGATTCCATCTTTGTCTGGATGGCTTTTTCTCATGTAATTTTTCCAAACTCCTGGCATTACTCTTCCTCCACAATATGGGGCGTCCATAGCTTCCTGCCACAATGAGGACAGCGTAAATTTTCTGCCTCATCTTCGGTCATAATGATATCTTTTGATCTTGTTAATCTCAGCAACCAGAGGAAAATGTTAAATCTGATTTTGGCGATCATGTTTCAATAACTCCCTTTGCTCTTGGTAAGACTTGCACCCCAGCCGGCGCTTGACTGATCCATCCCTTTCTCTCATATACTCCCGATTTTTTACTTTTGACATCAGCGACTTTGGGTAAGCCCTTTTAATCCCCAATCTCTTTAACTTTGAATGGTATCTATGGTATGCCAGCAACTGAATCCTTTTGGCTCTTTCGGGGTGTCGCAACTGCCATTTCTTTGTCCTTGACAGTGGCAAGTTGGTGTATTGGTCAATGATTTTGGCTGGCATTTTAAGACCTCCCTAGTGCCATTTACAGGCTTTCATAAATGGCACAAGCAAGCCTTATATTTCTATAAACTTTGACTTATCCTCTTCCCAAAAGTTGATAGTTTTCTCGCTTTCTACCGACCATTTAGCAATTGCTTTCAGTTTTTTAGCTATTGCTTTGATTTTCTTAATAACTGTTTTTTTTTCTTTACTACTTTTAAAGTAATCATCACCGATTATGTAAGTTACATAATAATATTTCATTTATTTTCACCCCCTTTCTAATTGAGGGGGGCGATCATTTCTAAAAAACTGATTCTTTACTTGGATGCGGAAAGATCGCCCCCTTCTGACACCGGTTCGTAAAAGCTGTTAAAGCTTAACCAACCGGCCTCAGAAAGAGAAGGGCTGACGCAACCGACTGCCTTACCTGCCAATGCCGAAGTTCGCCCTTCTCCTTCGCATCTGAAACTTTTTAATGAGCTTTCTGCTTTCTTTCTTTCCCTTCTGGGCGTAGTATAAGAGGCTGTCAAACATTTCCGGTTTGCACCGGCTGTAAACTCCCTCACCATAGTTGATCTTGGCTATACTGACCATTTTAAAAACTTGTTGCAATCTTTACAAAGGATAAACTTTCTGCCCTGGTTTGGCCCTGGTTTCTTTACTATCAGCTCCACCCTATCATAGTGCTGGCAGTCAACCAGCTTGGGCTGAGGCTGAGGCTGAGGCGGCTTCTTGCCATTCATCGCCTCACTCCACATATCCGCCTTCGTGCCAAACTCTTCTACAAGCCACTTATAAGCATTGATGGCCCAAGCCATTCCTGCCTTTCTTCCCGCTTCGCTGTCAGCTGTAAAATGCACTGTATTCTTCCCGTCTGAAGAGATAAACGCCTCGCCGGTAAAGTCAGTCTTTTTTGTCGCCATCTTCCTCCCTTCCAGGAAATAATAACTCATCTAAAACATGCTCAACTAAAGTCAGAAGATCTAAAATCGAAGCTCGATCATCAAGGTTTTCTACTCTTTCCGCGATGCCGTAAAGCCTACCTAAAGCCATATAAACTTCCATAAAAGCGAAGGGATCAATCGTTCTTTTTTTCATCTGCGGCCTCCCTTAAAAATGATGGTAAATCTGTTTCCAAGATCATATAGGGAGAAGTAGGAGTGGGCCGGTAAGAATGAAGGAAGCCTTTGTCAAGCCACCGGTAGATGGTGCGCTTTGATCTATTTACTCTTTTTGCCGCTTGTTCTACTGTAAGGTAAGTCATTGTCTTCACTATACACAAGTGCTAAAACCTTGTCAAGTAGTATGTGCGTAATTTATGCCTACCGGTTTCCGTTTTTAAATAACTTTAAGACCTAATCTTTTAATCCACTAGGATAACTACCTTATTAAAAGGCTTAGGGGTAATTCCTTCCTATGTGCTGTTCTAGCTACCACACCATTTGGGTTTTTATAAACGATTCAAAGGACTTGATATGATCTCACCTTATCTTATCATTTGCCCTAACTATCCTTTGGAGTCGGAGAACTGCTTGTTTCGCTCTAGGATAGAAGGTGATGCAGTTAGTTGCGCTGTCTCACGCTTCTCTACTCCGATAGCAGACCAATAAAAAATCCGCTTAATGTTGAGCTCCTGACTGAGGCTCCACGGGGCCTTATGAAGCCCAACATCAAACGGATTTTAGAATAATCGTGGATATCAGTCATATTACTTTCATTATAACCTACTTGTCAAGCCCCATCAAACTATATCATTTTGTTTATAGCTTTATTTAAGCCTGGCCATGCCTGGCCTCGCCTAGCCCTGCCGTGCCTGGCCTTGCCTTGCCTCGCCGCGCCTTGCCACGAAAAACACTTTATTCACCAATCAACTTCTTAAGTTTACTTAATTGTTCCTCGGTAAATAATTGGGTTACTTGAGCAGAAGCAATTCCAGCTTGAGCGCCTACTAAATTTTCTCTGGTAGCCATAACTCCCATTTCAATTGCCTTAGTTCTGGCAATAAACGCTTGCTGAATATTGGCATTATGAACCATAAAATCCTGAAGTTTTTTCTTTTCTTCAGGGGTTAATGTCTTAACATTAATGTTGGCAGTTTCAAAGTCAGCCGCCACAACTTGATGTTTAGCAATCAACTGTCTTGATTTTGCATGTTTCATAATATCCATTCCTTCTACTACCTTATAACCAACATTTCTTTCAATATCTAGGAATTTGTTTTCGTTCTCCAGGAATTGCTTTCTTGCTTTATAAACTGCTGAACGATTTTCCCTGATATCTTCGCCAATTATGGTTGATAATTCATGGTAGGTAAGTATTTCACCAACCTGCTTATCCTTTATCTGATTATAAATCATTTCCCAATATGGCTTTTCACCTTTTGGTTTAAACATATTCATTTTGATTAGCCTTTCTTAAGGTTATAGTTGCCTAGCCTCGCCTGGCCTTGCCAGGCCAAGCCTTGCCGCGCCCGGCCTCGCCTTGCCACGAAAAAAAAACTATTCTTCCACAAAACCAATTACTTTAAAAGTTCCGTAAGCGCCTGGCTTTTTGGGAGCTGATGGCCGCCAGTCACCAAGACCGGCATTTTTCCCAGCGTTTTCAATTACTCTCTTCACCAAGTCAGCGGTAAATGGCTCGCTGTAACTAACGGTAAATTCCGCTGTCCATCCTTTTGGCAACATCGTTCTTGACCTATCAACTCTTCTTCCCATAACAACTGCCCCGCTAAGATAAATCCACATTTCATCTTTCTCTATGTCTTTAAGACCGATTGGTTGTCCTTTTATTTTAACAAGGGCATCATCAGTAACCTTAAGAGAGGTATGAACGATTCGGGTTAAATATAATTTCCCCAATCTTTCACCCTTACACCCATCAAAGAAAGACGCCATAAGATTTTGCCAGGGCCAAATCACTTGACCTTTTTCATTAAGATATGTTCCTTTCTTCCACTCAAGAGAAAAATCGTGAACTTGGCCTCTTGGTTTTGGGTCTTTTACTGTGGAAACAGGGTATTTATGTTGGAGGGCCGCATTTGTTCCCTCTATCGTTACCTTAATCATTTATTTTTTTCACCTCCCTTCTATTAAAGTTAATCAGTAACATAATTAATGTATATCATCTTTATACATTAATGTCAAGTAGTGTTAATTTATACCACTCCCCTACTGATGGGGGAGTGGTCTTTCCAGGCACAAATAGGGGAGGGGGAGGTAGGGGAGGGGAGGGTAGGGGACTACTCTCTTTTTATCATCTCCTTCAAGAAAAAGCATTCGTGAGCAAGGATGCCGGTATCAAACTCCAAGAACGCCTCCATCCTTCTTTTGTCAGGCCACAACTCTACGCTTTGGGCGGAAGGCTCGCCGGTCCTTCCATACCTTGTTTGGCTCCACTGGTCGTGAATTTTATCAATTCCCTTATAAGAACCAGACTGAATGTAAACTATTGGCCGCCGGTGTTCTTTCCCCTGCCCTTCATAGGTTGTCTCTACTGCCGCCACATGGTAGTGGGCACCGACTACCACATCACATTCCATGTTCTGCTGTAAGCGGTTCATCTGCTGAAGTCCATGCAGGCGGTTGAAGTTTGACCTAAACGGCCCTATTTTATGGTAAAGTCCGATGACATATTTTCTCTTTCCGACAGTTATGTTAAGCCTTCCTCCATTTTCCAGGACAGGGAACTTCCTATCCTCAAAGCCATAGATCAAAGCGTTTATATCCTGGCCGGTATGCCGCCAAGTCCACCCCTCATGGCAATCAGAAACCACTGCCCCTAAGACCCTCCCCTTCTCGTCTAGCCCTTGGACGATTTGCCTCATCACCACCACCTGTTTATCCGGGGGGATTGCATTGACAAGCATATTAGCCGGATATTGAGAAGGAATGGCATTGTCAATCAAGTTGCTCATAAAAACAACATAAGCGTTAGGAGTATTAGCAATCTCCTCCATCTCTTTTCTAAATCTCTCGTGATCGGAATAGATGCTCCCAAAGTGAATATCGCCTACAAAAAAAATAGAGACGGGTAAATCCGTCTCAATTTTTACTTTGCCTTCGGGCTGGGAAACCCGTGCTTCCTGAAATAGAATCTGTTGCTGTTTTATTTCCCTGAATACCCTTTTCTGGTCTACTTCCTGGGTCTTGGTGCCGACAAACTCAGGGGTGAAATGCTGCCATTGGCCTTTGCCGCCAGCCGCCCTCATCAGTTCAGCCTCTTGTTCTTGTTCCTGAGAAATACCAATGGCATCACCAGGAATGTATAAGCTTCTTTCTTTCATTGAATCCTCCAGGGCATTTGCCCCATAAACCTTAATTCATCGACAAAATCATTTAGGCGGTAGATAGCATCCACTCTCAAGTCCAAATCCATTCCTTCGCTTTCCATTAGTTTAAGATCCGCTCTCAAGGTGCTTCTAAAATACATATGATAGAGAACGGAGTAATAGTCGGTTTCGATAGTGGGTAGTATTACTCTCTCGTGGGCCATAGCCCTTTTCTGATAGCATGACGATATATTTCCTCACACCGAGGGCTTAAATCGGTTTCAAAGTATTGAGGGAAATTAGTGTCCTTGTGCTGGTCAACGAAACAAGGGTAACATCTCTCTTGCTTTATCGCCATCGCCACTTCAGGCGTTTTAGCTCTTTCGATTAAATCAACTGTCTTACAAAGATGCTGTTTAACCAAACAAGGGAGTCCCAGGGCATAAAATATCGAATCAATCTCGTGTCCATCGCCTACCATTTATTTTCTTTAGTTGCTCATCCCAAATCGGCCCTAACAATTCGCATGCGGCTACGATTAGCCCATGCCACTCTTGATAGCCATTTAGGCTTTCTTTTTTTTTCACTCCGGACTGGCCGATCAACTTTCAGGGAAACATCATCAATCCGGAGGGTCTTGTCATGGTTTCTAGGTGATTCTATTTTGCTCATTAGAAAGGCAATAGTCCTTTAATATTTACTTCTTTTTCCTTCCAGTATTCGTGTAAGAACTTATCGATAAACCTTAAAGCTCCAACCATCAACAATCCCCATTCCGCCCCAACCTCAGTAAGGACAACAATCAGAACTGGGATGATTGCAAAAACCACCAGTCTTAAAAACTCTTTTAATGCTTCTTTCACTGGTTCACTCATTTTTCTTCACCCCCTTTTCCAAAAATCCTGTTAATAACCTCGACCAACAGCTTTCTGGTGCTAAACTGGCTCAAAGTTTGCCCTTGTGAGGCTTCTAGCGCCTCAGCAAGGCCCTTGTTCTTAACATCAAGCACATCCACCTTATCCGCAAGGTCTTTTATTTCTATATTGGCGACTGCCAGCTGTCTAAAATAGTGATCCTTCTGCTCCCTAGCTTCTCTAATTTGCTGTAAAAGGTCTTGATTGTCTGCTTCCTGCGTTTCAAGATGAGTCCGACATTCGTTGACTTCCAGTGCCTTCGTCGCCAGCGTATCATTAAGCGCTTGATTATTTTTCTGTAAGTCAGAGATGATATCATCTGGATTTTCGTCGTAGGCTTTCACCTCAACGCCTCCTTGAAATAAGCGAAACTTATTATCGACTGGCCCTTTATAAGCGCATATCTGATAAATGCCGGTTACAGGATCGCCGTATTTTGCCTGGAAGAAGTAAGTCTCGCCAGTCCAGGGATCGTTAATCAAGTAAGAGTCGTTTTCCTTGCCGATGATAAGCACCCAATGGTCTTGAACGCCAGCAGTGGGAGAGAAATCAACTTTAACAATCACCGGCGTTTGGTCGTCAAGAAGTTTGTCAACCAGTTCTAGGGGGGCGGGAATATCAGCACACTGGCCGTCGTTATAAACATTCCAATCAAAAGTGATATCGGGATAGACTTCAGTAAGTTTGCCCCAAAGCCAGTAAGAGCCTTGATAAAAGCCTTTAACCTTTTTCATCTCCTCATTCAGTCTTTCAGGGTCAGTGTCCTTGCCAAAGTAGCGACAAAGCATGGCACAACAGGTCAGGAGACACCCATAATTGCCAATAGTAGAAACAGTAGAAGTGCCTAGAAGTTTGTCCTTCCATTGGGAGTTGCGTTGGGAAATTGGCCTAATTGCAAATTTCATTTTCTGACAAAAAGCTCCCAAATTTTATTACCGATAAAGACTATTATACCACCGACAAATGAGGCAACGCCGACAAAGACCTTCCACTTTGTGTTCCATTCCTGCTGCTGATCCTTGATTAGTTCTCTTTCTTTCCTTGCCAGGGCCAACTCTATCTCATGGTCAGTTAAAGCACTCCGGATGTATTTCACATGAGTCTTAATCTCAATCAGTAGGTCATGGTCTGTTTTTTTGTTCATGGTTAGAGAAAGTTTATTAAAAATGAACCTCCCATTAGCGGCTCAAAAGGATAATATGCTTGTAAATTGGCTTCTAGTCCGGTTAGCTTCTTTTGGTAATTGGCCGAAATTTCCCCCTCGGTTCGGATATCGTCCCAAAGCCTAACATCATCAATTAAACCGTCAAATGATTCTGTCCCTGCCTGAAAAGAGCCAATTTCTAAATTGGCGGCTTTGTCGATAATAGAAGTCTTTGAACCTGTATCAGTCCCAATTGAGGACCCGTTAACATAAGCAGTCAGTTGACTTTCAGAAACATCAATTACCCAGGCAACATGATACCAGGTGCCCGTATTAGGAGTCCAGGCCACATTCAAATCATCAGCAGTGCTACCATCGTCAGAGTAGGAAGCCCCCACTTGAATATCACCAAGAGCATCCGTTCTAACGCAGAAAAGGTAGGAAATATTATCACCGGTGGCATGATATTTGGAAACCACTGTAAAAGTCTGGGTGTCGCCAGTAGGCAATGATTCCAATTTAATCCAGGCTTCACAAGTAATATCACCGGTAATGGAAAGAGAGGCGCTGTCCGAAGCATAAAGATAATGGGCATTGTCCCTTTCTAAATTAACGGAGGCGGTTGATCCACCAAAGGGAACATCGCCAGAATCAGTCGCATTGCTATTCGTTAAAGTATTCGTGTTTGGCGAATAATCGTTTAAATCCATTTCCTCTCCTTAAATGTTTTGGCCGACTATAAAGCCGTCATAAGTATCCGCGCCTGTTACTCTAAAGCCAAATACATCCCTCTTGCTGGCAGTGGTTGTTAAAGTAGGGGCTGACCCCCCCGCCCACTTAATCGTGGTAAACCAAGTTACTGTTCTTGATCCAGTGCCATCTTGAGTAATTTCCACCATGAAACACTGACCAGCAGTTTCATTAACAACTGCAATCGTAATGTTTCCTGCCGGCATAGTGATTTTATGGATGCTGGCCGCGGAAACATCAAGAGTGGATGTCCCTGCCGCACTAGGCGTATAGGTTGCTTCCGGCACAAAGTGGCTATCTTTAAACTTAATCGGCTGGCTGGCAACCTGAGAGGTTATCTCACAAGTAGTAATATTGCTTGCCGTGGCTGTCCCTGCCACATTAAGTGCGGCTGAGGCAGTAATGTTTGAGGCCGTAATGTTGGTGTGATAACCCAACTGGTTGTGCTGAACTAATAGGTGGTCGATAATATCATTCCATCCCTTGTTAGTAACCAGAATCTCAACCACTGCTCCGGCACTATGCGCTTGGGCTGTCCCTTCTGCCCCCCTTACACAAGTAACTAAGTTATCGCCGGAGACTACCCCAATAATTGATTCTTCTAATGAGGGGGTTGCCGTGCCATTGGCATCAACCCGATCAATCACGGCAATTACCGCCGTGTCAGTCGGTAAATTAGTGGTTGAAGCCAGGGGGATAGTGGTAACCACCGCGTCTGCAACGCCCCCCGCGCCATCTATCTCACCTCCTTTATGAAACCCAAGCACTCGGCAGTCTTCTTGGTAGAAGTCTGCCTTTGGCCTGGAGACTTAAAATACTATAACTGGTATCGGCTGTCGTGCTGTAAACTTTGAATTGCAAGGCGTAAATTTTGGCTCGTTTCTTAATCGCCGCTTTAGTGGCTGATTGGGCATAAGTAGTCGGAGTAGCCGTAAAGTAGATTGTCCAAACAGTGGCTACTTGCTTGGCATTATCGTTAGTTGAGGTAGCATAAAAGTCGTTTGCCAAATCAGAACCAACGCCGGTATCAGAGCCAAAGTTGGTAATCGTTGTGGTCGCCAGGGTGGTAAAGTTATTATCCTTGCCAATGCCCAATAACTGAAAATTAACCGCCCCCCTTGGCCTTCCTAATTCCACAACCGCTTCTTTCAGGTTTAAAATGTCTGTCTTGTTTTTTGAAACTGGAATTAGCGGGGAAAGATAAGACTGGTTAAAAGCTGTCCCTAAGTCGTTTAAAGTATTTGGCGAAAGCTCAATCAACCTTGTTCCCGAAAGAGGAACATAAAGGAAGTGGGTAATATTATCGGTGTCAGTGTATTCTAGGAATTGTCTTGCCCCGATTGTCCAATCAACCGCCCAGTTGCCCCTCTCCGTATCATAAACAATGATCTTGTCATTGCCGGCTGATGACTGGGGAACGGAAATGAAAATCTTGGCATCGTAGAAGTGGGCGCAAATATTGCTTATTTGACTCCCTGCCAACGCTCGCCAATATGGTCTAATGTTTGACGATCTTTCGCTTGTCCGCAAAATGCCGTAATAGTTTCTTTCTGGCCCTAATGAGAACCAGCCCTTGCGATTAGGGAAGGCGACATCATTGGTAGTGCTGACTACCCCTAAAATAGATTCAGTCCCAAATGAGCCGACAACCTTAACGGCCGAAGGAACGGAGAAAGAAGTATCGCC